TGCTCGCTGCCCATTGGCTTGACCACGACGGACATGCATTCGTGGTAGAAGACTACCGTCAAAGTCGCCCAGCAGATCCGATGTGGGGCTGATCTAGGGGGCTTGACTCCATATCCGGGGTGGATACACTCAGGACACATCGGCGGTCAACCGCCACGAACCGGGCGAAAGCCCACGAACGAAGGAAGAACAAAATGGCTCTGCTTGATTCGATCATGAACGCTACCGGTGAGTCGACCCCCAACTACGGCAAGAAGGGCACCTACATCGGTCGCCTGCGTCGGATGCGTCTGCGTGATCCGTCTGAGCCCGGTGCAAACCCGGATCTCAAGCCCGGCTTCCGCGTCGACATCGACGTGATCCACTGCTCGCGCCCCGAGGGGGACTTCAACCCCGGTGACATCGCCACCTTCACGGACCCGTTCAAGTTCGTGCAGACTGCGCTGGCTCGTGTGCGTCGTGCTGCGGCGAATTCGCTCGCCAGCAAGACCGGTAAGCAGGTCTCCGAGGCCAACTTTGGTCTGGTCAAGGCTGACGGCGAGGCGGACGCGGCGTTCGCAACCCGAGTCAAGGCTGAGATCAGCCGTATCCTCGGTGCCGACCAGCCCTGCAACGGTGCGATCGTCAAGATCGTCGCCACCGAGGGCAAGAACCAGAAGACGGGCACTCCCTACACCCTGTTCGACCTTGAAGTTCCGTCCGAGGCCGACCTCAAGATTGCCGGCCTGATCTGACGGTCTGACTAAACGTGTGTCGTCGAGCGTAAATAGCAAGGCTCCTGCTCTGCTGACTTGAAGCAGATCGACGATGAAAAGTGACACCTCGGAGAGACGAGGATTTCGGCGGGTAGCTCAGTTGGTAGAGCATCGGTCTGATAAGTCGAAGGTCGCTGGTTCTAGCCCCACACCAGATCGACCACTAGACGTAGCCCCCGACCGGGGCTACGTTGCTTTTATGACGAACACACCACTCGAAACTGAACTGCGCCGAGCATACCTGAATCGCGACTCCGTGAGGACTCCAACAGGCGCTGTCGGAATCATCACGTCATGGGAACGGTTCTATGAGATCCCCGGCTTGCTGGATACCTACGTCGACGAGATTGAGGTAAAGACGTTCACGGGCTTGACGTATCGAACCAGCGATTACACTACCCTCAACGTGACGGAGTAAATCATGACTTTGCGTTTACCGAAGGAGCAGCCATGATCGTGTGCCTCTCCTGCCCGCCCGACGACACGGGCTACCGCGTCATGGTGCCGCTGAACGACACGTCCGTGGCGACGAAGAAGTCGAGGAAGGCGAAGAAGCGGGCGTGGATCAAGCAGACGAAGAAGGAGCACCCCTGCACCATCGTCCGCTGCCCGCGCTGCGGCACCGTCGTCGCCGACGTCAACCGAGGCATCGCGAGGGAGGAACCGTGGCCCGGTGACTTGGCGCTCGACCTACCACACGACTTGGAACTTCTGTGACCATCGTAGACGACGAAGACGAGAGCGGCCCCGAGCCCACCGGAATCATCTGCCGCGTGTGGCCGACCGGCTGCGCCCACCCCCATCTGTGCCAAGACGCCTGCTTCGACGACGACCTCGTTCGTGAGCGCGAATACCGAGAGGAATCAGATGGAGAAACTTCTGTGGCAGTCGATGATCCAGTAGCACTTACAGTAGCCGCAGTTCTTGGTCTACTTGTAGTTTACTGCCTTGCAGTAAAAAAAATACTAAACAAATGAAAATACAAAGATATAGTTAGTTAGATGAGGCCGAGATTCTAATGGCAATTGGCAGCGGCGATCCGTTCGCTGCTGCTGCCATAGTGGCACGTCAAACCGGAACAAACCTAGACCTTAGTCAGTTCCGGTATATTTCGTGAGCGCGAGGGACACACGAGTTCTATTCCGGGACTCAACTGCACTGGGACATGTCACTAGACAAAGGGATGCATATGTGCCGCAACATTGCTGTTATGCCTCTTCAATCGTGGATGATGTATTACGTGGACGAAGAGGATGGCAGGGAAGAGAATCGCTATCCTCCGTACCAACCTATCATGCACCACGACGGCTGGTTCTGGGATCGTATCGCCAAGCGCGAATGGTACGAGTACCGTGGTCACGCTTTTCTGATCAGCAATAACGGCAACCAGTTCCGCTACCAGCTAGGGCTGGCAAACACCCGTGTGCTTTCTGATCGCGAGGTGCGAGCCTACCAAGAAATCCTGCGTACCCGGCCGCCAAAGGCAATCCGGGTTATGATTCAAGCTGCACTCGCCAGCGATGCCGAAGTAAAGTATTTGTCAGATGCTAGAAGATGTGCCATGAAAGCACGCCTGAGGCTTCTGCGCTTTATGAAACAGCGCAGCAGGGAAGCAAATCGCAATGACTAATGACTATGGAATCCGCAAACCGAAGAACTGTGGACACAGGTGTGGAGAGGACCTCAACAGATCGCCACTTTCTACAATCAGCAAGACGCGGTACAGTACGTCGAGATGCTGTCTCGCCTCAAGAAGCAGGTAATGAGTGATGTCTTCGATGCAGACCTTCCGCTTCGACACCGAGACCTTTCCTATCCGTCCGGGGCTGCAAGCCCCCAAGTTGGTGTGTCTCCAATACGCTTTGGACAGCGATGGTGTTGCCGCCCAGAACGGTGCGATACACGTCGTTCTGCGTGACGCAGCCCGGAACGTACTGACCGAGGTACTTGACGGCGATGCGTTGCTTGAGGCGCACAACGGGGCCTTCGACCAAGTCGTAACGTGCGCTGCTTTCCCCGAACTCACGCCAAGGTGGTTTCGAGCCTTGGGCCAAGGTCGAGGGCGAGATACTCTTCTGAGAGATCAACTCACACACATCCGGTCCGGAACGCTACAAGACCGGCACCCCAAGGGCTACTTCAGTCTCGCGGGCATGGCGGAACGGCGGCTGGGCAAAGTCCTCGACAAATCCGACGAGACGTGGCGGCTGCGCTACGCACTGCTAGACGGTGTTCCGGTTGACCAGTGGCCCCGAGACGCCTACCAGTACGCCCACGACGATGTCGAGTATCTTCGTCAGGTCTCGCGGTCTTTGACGGAAGAATTCGCCCCAGAAGACGAATGGCTTCAGGTCGCCACGGCATTCTGCCTGAACCTTGCCCAGACGTGGGGCTTTCGAGTCGACCCAGATCGGTGGGAGTGGGTCAACGTGGCTTTGTTGTCCCGCAAAGCTGAAGCGGAACGGCTATTGGAGGACGCGGGGTTGTTCAAGGATGGCGCGATGCAACAATCCGTCGTCCGGGCAGCCGTTGAGCGGGCTTGCGTCCGCGCCGGTAGACCTGTACCCAAGACCAAGCCGTCCAGCAAGTTTCCTGACGGGCAAACTCGTGCTGACGCGGAGACGTGCGAAGACCTCGTCGAGTATGATCCGGTGCTGACCCAACTTGGGGCGCACACTAGCGCCAACAAGATGATGTCGGTGTACCTGTCCGGCATGGCGCTTGGTCGCAATTTTGCGTGTGGTTCGCGACCCAACGCCCTCGTTGCTTCGGGTCGGACGTCATGGGGTGGCGGCAAGTTGCGACAGACGAATCCGTGGTGGCCCGCGCTACCGGACGGCTTCGCTTACGAAGAAGTTGAGGAAAAGGTCGGGACGAATCTTCAGAACTTTCCGCGAGAAGAGGGTATCCGCGACCTCATCAAGCCCCGTGACGGACGGTGGTGGCTTTCGGTCGACTACGACTCTCTTGAGTTGCGCGGGCTGGCACAGGTGTGCTTGTGGGTCTGTGGTAATTCTCGGCTGGCTGAACGGTATCAAGAGAACCCCAACTTCGACCCCCACACCGAACTTGCCGCGACTCTCATGGGCGTGTCTGGTGTAGAAGCCTTGGCGTTGAAGAAGGCCGGCGATAAGCGGCTCAAGCACTTTCGCCAGTTGGCCAAGGTGGCCAACTTCGGCTACATGGGCGGCCTCGGAGCCAAGCGATTCGTCGACTACGCCAAGGGCTCCTACGGAGTAGTCGTCACCCAAGACGAGGCGTACCGCCTCAAGGAGGCGTGGTTCGACACTTGGCCAGAGATGCGACGCTACTTTGAATACGTCGCTTACACGTCCGAGGTCGGTGAACCCGTCAAGCAGTTTGTCTCAAATCGCATCCGGGGGCGTATCGGATTCACGGACGGGTGCAACACTCGGGTGCAGGGCCTTGCCGGCGACGGAGCAAAGCGGGCCTTGTGCGCGGTGTCACAAGCATGTTACGTCGAACCAACGGATGCGTTGTTCGAATCACGGGTCATCACGATGATTCACGACGAATTGTGCTTGGAGGTCCCAACTCAGACGGCGCACGAAGCGGCGCTGTCCTGCGTCGAACACATGGAGCGAGAAATGCGTGTGGTCATGCCGGACATCCCGATCCGAGCCACGCCCGCCTTGTCGACGTACTGGATCAAGGCTGCCGAACCGACGTATGACGCGACGGGTAGGTTGATCCCGTGGGGTTGACCTGTCCCCACCCGGTGTTACTGTGCCAACAAGCAAGGAGCCCAAGTGAAGCACTCAGTCAACGACTTCAACAAGGCTATGGCCAATCTTGACGTGGCCATCGTCGAGCAGAACCGTAGCGTCGAACAGATGAACTACGACGTGGTTGATCTGGTCAACCAGATCATCAACTCCCCGGTGGGACCCTCGATTGTAGCCACTCCGCTCAAGACGCCACAGGACATCGCGTATCTCATGGCGCAGTGCTCCGCAAAGCTGCGGATCATTCTCGCCACGTTGGACACAGAAAGGAACGGCTGACATGGTCGCCCATCTCAACGCAGGACATTTTCAGGCTTGGCGTACCCCACGAAACATCTTCGCCACGCTGTCCGCCGAAGTGGGTGGCTATTGTGCGGATCTGTTCGCCGATCCGGACAACGCACTCCACGAACGGTACTTCACGGCGGAACAAGACGCCATCATGCAGCCGTGGTCTTTCCCGGACGGCGTGGCCTTCGGTAACCCTCCCTACGGAGGCGACTTTCAGGAGGAGGCTCTCACCAAGGCCATCACCGAGGTCCGTGTCGCCGAACGACTCGCGGGGGTGGACTTGCTCGTGCAGGCGAGCATATCGACCAAGTGGTTCCTTCGTGCCGTGCAGGAATGCGAGGTCCATCTCTTTCACGGACGTATTCAGTTCGACGTCCCTCCGGGGATGACAAATCCGAAGCGCCCCTCGTTCAGCAACGCACTGGTTCGTGTGCGGCGAGATGGTCTTCACGGCGTGACCGCTATGCGTTCGGCCAAGACAGGTGCTATCATCCGCTGATGTCGACCAACACGCTGCTCTCCGTCGACCCCGGTAAGTCAGATGCCGGGGTCGCGTTCTTTGTCAACGGGATCCTGACGGACGCTTCGTTTCTAGAAGTACCCAATGGAGGACCCTATGAAGTGGCTCGTGCCGTGGCCGCATGGGCACGGAGATGCATGATGAACCTCGGCGACGCCGAAGGTCGTGTAGGACAACTCGTCGTCGAGGGGCAGCAAATCTACCGTCACGTTCGACAGGACCCGAATGATCTGTTGCCCTTGGCGCAGACTGTTGGTGGCGTGTTGGCCCGAGTCGATGCCTTTGAGCGGGAGGTGATCCTCCCCCGAGTCTGGACCGGTGGTGTTCCGAAGGAAGTCCGTCAGCGGCACTTCCTTTCATCGGCGTCAGAGTGGGAACGGGACATGCTCATGGCGATCCGCCCCGCGAAAAAAAGACACAACGCTATTGACGCGGTCATGCTCGGGGCTTACTTCCTTGGTCGACTGCCAGTAGAACCGGAAGGTGGCTATGTCCAGTAAGACCCAAGACGATGACCGTGTAATGACGAACGTCACGGCGTTCAAGACCCAAATTGACCAGACAACCACGGTGGAGACGATTCCGCAGTACGTCCATCTCGCCAAGTCGTTGGTTGAGTTGCGCCGTGCGAAGCAATATGTGCAAGCCCGCAAGGAACAGATCACGGCACCTGCCAAGGCACTGACCGACACCGCGAAGGAGTGGTTCGGCGGCACCGAGAAAGCAATCGAAGCCACTGAGAAGAGGCTCAAGGATCTCCTTGAGTCGTTCATCGAGGTCCGTACCGACACCGCGCAGGCGGCGTCCAAAGAAGCCCTCGATGCAGGCGACGTTCAGAAGTCGATCGCGCTGATGACGATCGTCCCTGACGTTGACGGACTGTCGATTCGCAACGAAGTCGCGTTCGATGTCGTCGACTACGATGCCATCCCTGACGAATACTTTGAGCGCACCATCAAGACTTCATCTGTAAAGACGGCTTTGAAGGCGGGACAGACCATTCCGGGCATTGTCCGCAAAGACCGCGTTCAGATCGCCATCTCAAACGCTTCCTCAAAGGACTGAACCATGCAAAATGAGTCCATTCAGACACTCTTGGTCGAGAAAACCCTCGACCACGCCCGATTCTTGATCTCGTGCGCCGAACCCGTCAAGGCCCATAAGGTGCTCGCGGAATTGGCTCCGGTCTCAGTGCTGCATCACCCCCGTGTAGTGGCCATGCGGACTTCGCTGGAGAAGCAGATTGACCAGTGGTTCTCCGATGAAGCCTACGTCCGGCGATACACCACCTACGACAACGGCGGTGTGCCGAATCAACCATTTTCCGACGTCAACTTGCGGCACTTGTTCCGTGCCTATGCCACCGTAGCGATTGCGCGACAGCAGCAACCCAAGCGGTACCTCTCGGTCGGTGGCGGCGAAGGCACCGTTCCGCTCATGGTCATGGAGGGCTGTCAAAAAACCGAGGTAGTCCTCTCGGAGTTGCTCGGTGTCGGTGGCGACGTCTTCAAGGCGTTATCCGACAAGTTCCCCGGTCGAGTCGACGTCACGGGACGGTACGATCTTGCTTGGCCCGCCTCGAAAACAGCGGCTCTCGGCTTCGACTTCATCGAGTGTCTTGAAGTGGTCGAGCACGTCACCGACGATCAGGTGTTCCTGACAAACCTGCGCGAAGCAGCTACCGATGACGCGACGTTGTGTCTCAGCACACCCAACTCAACGGATTGGATCGAGTCCAAGTTGGTGGAGACCTTCAGCGACGATAATTGGTACCATCACGTCCGGGCCTACTCCCCGCGATCGTTGGCGGCGGTGCTGCTCCGGGCAGGTTGGTTGCCGACCATCTTCTACGTTGACAAGACCCTTTATGTCTTGGCAAAGCCACTGACGCAGAAGCAGACCATCGACCTTACCGAGACCCCATTCACGCAGGAGACTACTTGGGACAAGGTTCCGTCCGACGAAGCCCTCGGAAAAGTATGTCCGGCACAGGTCGTGACGAACGTTGCATCTCGCGAAGTCGTCGTGGTCTGTATCGACGGGACTTTGTTGGTTCCGTAGCCGCCGCCAAAATTGCTTGTGGGTATCCGGTCTCGATTGTAGACCGGTACTCGTGGCGCACCGTGAGTGATGCGGTAAAAGACATGCCTGCTTTCGCCCGAAAGGTCGTGCTAAGACTGGCTGCCGCTATCGCGAAAGACTTCAAGGAGTACGAATGTCCGTAAAGACTGTTGACGTGATCTCAGACATTCACGTTCCGAGTGAGTGCCGGCCCAGCATCGTGGCGTGGCTCAACTTTACATCAGATAACCCCCCAGACGAACTGGTACTGAACGGAGATATTCTCGACCTCCAGTCGTGCTCATCACATGGTGATGCTCTCAGCGAAGACTTGCTCCATGACGAAGTCGAGGCGGGTAACCGCTTTCTTGACCTCGTGCAGGATGCTATCGGCCCGAAGTGCAAGATTCACTACAACGAAGGGAATCATGAGTTCCGTTTGACGCGCTACCTCAAGGGCAAGGCTCCGAACCTGCGCAAGATGCTGACCTTGCCGTCGTTGTTGCGTCTGCGGGAACGAGGTATTTCGTGGTTACCTTACGGGCAGGTTCACTTCGTGTCTGACAAGTTGGGCGTCACGCATGGTACCAAGTGCGGCATCAATTATGCGCGGGATACTCTGATCAAGTACGGCATGTCGTTGGTGGTGGGGCACTCACACCGGCCACAGATTCACACGATGGGTGTTGCAGGAGTCGACGCCGACGCCATTCGGGGGGTCTTCGGACTCGGGTGCATGGTTCCGGTCGACCACGTCGAATACCTCCACGGTCCGTCTGGTTGGTCTAACGGATTCGGGCGGTTCTATATCCTCCCGGATGGGACTTTCACCCCTTACGTCATCAACTTTACGAAGCAGCGTTTCGCTTGGAACGGGAAGGTGTACGGTGTCTGACGTACCAAACAAAGAGCAAATTCTCGGTTTTTTTCGCGGTCTGGAGGCCATGAAAGACAAAAACCTCGCTCCTGCGGGGGCCTACGGTACACCAAATGTCGCTCGTGCTGTTTACGTGGCACGATACCGTAGGGCAGTTATGAACTATGTGGAAGAACTTCTCTATGCAGGGGAACCAATCAAGGCCCTTGAGGTGCTGCAAAACCCCCCAGCATTGTTGGCGCACGACAAATACATCATCGAGACCCAAAAGAAACTGGCGGCGCAGCTTGCCCATGCCTTCTCCTTTGAGGCTTTCACGAAGCTATACTCTGGATTCCACACAACTGCCCCGGGCGGCAAACCACTCACCGACGCCAATCTGTTGAATATGGATCGGTACTACCATCTGGCCGTGTGTCTGAGCAATGTGAAAAACACTTCCGTGCTCAACGTCGGTGCTGGCGACGGAATCATTGACTTGGCCATGCTTCACGTTGCGCAGGATATACAGCGTTGGTGTATCGCGGACTTCGAACCGAATTGTTCGGCTGTGGTTGAGGCCCTCAAGGAACATACTATCGGCAAAGAGATTACAGGACACCCGGTAGCGGAACATCTATTCGACTGGCCATCAGGCCCTTTTGACGTCGTCATCGCAAGCGAGGTCATCGAGCACGTCCCTGACCAGACAGCTCTGCTGAAAGCAGCACACACCCGGCTCAACCCGGGCGGACATATCATTCTCACCACACCAGACGCGGCTTTTTGGGTCGCTACTCCAACCGAGTATTACCACCATCTAACCGCGAGCACCTCTCGGGGTTTGTCCGACGCTGTTGAGCAGGCCGGTTTCGTTGTGAAATACTGCGAAGTCAGTCAAGAACAACACACCGTCATTTTGGGGCAAAAGAAATGATCGCAACAATCATCCTTGATTCAGAACATTTCAACGGAGGTCGGTTGACCACGATGGAACTCAAGATTCCGACTTGTGTGCTGGCCCAATTCAACACCCACCGGATGTTCTCGCGCAATGCTGCGTCGATGCGAGCCATCCCAACCAAGCGTGTCATTCAGGCCACGCTGTCCGACCCCTACGAGCCTGAGTGGCTGTCCAACAAGCCGGGGATGCAAGGCGGCGAGCCGATCAAGCACCCGCGCCTCGCTCGGTTCCTTTGGCGGGCTGCTCTGCGGGTCGCCGCAGTATTCGTGGCTACGTTGGCGCGACTCGGGCTACATAAGCAAGTTGTCAACCGGCTCCTGAGTCCGTGGTCGTACACCAAAGTGCTGACGACAGGTACGGATGAGGCTTGGGCCAATTTTCTGGCTCTGCGGGCAGAACCACACGCTGATCCGGCGTTGCAGTACGTTGCACGAGCGGCTGCGTTCGCTTTGGCAAACTCAAAGCCGCAAAAACTGGCACTTGGCGAGTGGCATCTGCCTTATTGGGGCGCGACCTCGCCCCGAGGCGCGGAACACCCCAAACAGGGCATCTTTCAGTCGGTAGCCCGGTGTGCTCGGGTGTCGTACAAGACCTTGGGCGACACGGACACATTCAGCGACTTGGCGAAGGATCGGGATCTCTACGGAAAGCTGCTGGAAAGCGACCCAAAACACGCTTCTCCTGCCGAGCATCAGGTCTGCGCTGTTTTGTCCACAGATCAGGGCGGAAACCTTGGAGCGGGCTGGATGCAGTACCGCAAAACGCTCGTGGGCGAGGCCAAGGCGGATCTGGCGGCGGAATTATCACGCCTTGGCTATTGACGCCCGGTTCTAGATGGCTAGATTGCTTTCAACAGGAGACGCAAATGGAAATCATCGTCGGTACCGCCCTCGGCAGTTTCTTTGGCACTACTTTCGGTCTGATCTGTGTGGGTCTTGTGGTGAACGCAGCACAGCAAAAGCGTGAACAGGCTTCACTGGCGGCCCTGAACGACCGGCTTGATTTCGTGAGCAAGAATTTGACCGATCGAGTCAACGAAGCACTGGCAGCCGAAGCACTTCAGGCGATGTCTGACATTCCGCAGCCCAAAGCCTCCGCCTAGCCTTTTTTGACCGGAACACATAGTACCGGGTCGATTCGGCCCGGTATTTTTATCGGTGGTAGACTCAAAAGTCCCACCTGAATCCAGAGGGACCCCCATGTCGTTCGATCCTCGTCAAGACCTCGCCAATTTCGTCTTCCTCAAGAACTACGCCCGATTCCGACCGGATCTTCAGCGCAGGGAGACGTGGAATGAAGCCTCAAAGCGCGTAATGGACATGCACCGTACCAAGTACGGAGTGTCTTTGGCCGACACCGTCTACGATGAGGTCGAGGCAGCACTCAAGAACAAGTTGATTCTGCCTTCGATGCGGTCGTTCCAATTCGGAGGTGATGCCATTCTGCGTAAGAATATGCGCATTTTCAACTGCTTTACCGCCGAGCAGACCTTCGTTGCGCGGGGCGGCGTCCGCAGTTTCAACGACTGTTCTGATGGAGACGTTGTCGAGGTGTTGACGCACACAGGAGCGTGGCGTCGTGCTGTGGTCCGCAACTACGGCCAACGAGAGGTCAACAAGATCACCATCACACGCGGACGTAACCGACACACGGTAGTCGCAACCAGCAACCACCGTTGGCTGCTCTCTAACGGCACTGAAACCACGACGCTCAACGTCGGTGATTCCCTGTTGTCTGCCCCCTCCTTCTTCACTGAATTCGCTTTCGACGACGCACCTGTCGACGAGCAGGTGGCGTGGGCTTATGGCATGGTGTATGGCGACGGTACACGGGTAAAAGACAACCAGCGGGTGGCGTGGGCTTATGGCATGGTGTATGGCGACGGTACACGGGTAAAAGACAACCAGCGTATTCGTGGATCTATGATCCGTCTTTGCGGCAACGATAAGCGTTTCGTTGACCGTTTCCTTTCGTTGGGCTTTAGTGCCTCTTGGCCGAAGTCATGTGGCGGCGATCCTATCGTCTACACGGGTTCCTATCAAAAGACACCCATCAGCCTCGACGAAGAACCACGCCTGATCCGCGCCTTTGTGCGGGGATATCTGGATGCCGATGGGGCCAAGCGCCCCTCTGGAGAGGAACGCAACCCCTTCCAGTCTATTCAAGTCACCGGTAAAGAGCAGATTGCTTGGGCACGTCGCGCTCTACCTCTGGCCGGTGTCTACATTATAAGCGAAGACTCACCCCCTATGGAGACCAACTTCGGCCCCCGTAGCGACGACACCGTGCGGTTCATTATCAGCACTTACCCGTCAGGGGCCACCAAGGCTCGGTTCTTGGTCAGCAACATTGAACCGGCAGGAACGGCACAGACGTGGTGTCTTGAAGTTGAGGAGGACGCCTCTTTTGTCCTCCCCTTTGGGGTGGCGACGGGCAACTGTAGTTACTCATTTTTCGATCGCCCTCGTTTCCTCGCCGAAGCCGTGTGGTTGTTGCTGTGCGGTACAGGCGTCGGTTTCTCGGTGCAGAAGCATCACGTCGCGAAGTTGCCTCAAATCTCTCCGCCCGGGGCTCGGGTCAACACCCACTACGTCGAAGACTCCATCGAGGGTTGGGCTGATGCCTTCAAGGTGCTTTTTGAGTCCTACTTCGGGTACGAGGCCACCCAAGGCATTGATTGTGGCATCCGGTTCGACTACTCTCGGGTCCGACCCGAGGGGGCTCCGCTCTCATCATCGTCGGCAAAGGCTCCCGGTCCCAAGCCGTTGCGCGATTCGCTTGAAGCCGTTCGTCAATTGCTGGATCGCGTCGTTGCTAATGGCGGAGTGATCCGCCCCATCGACGCATACGACATGGTGATGCATTCGGCCATGTGTGTTCGTGCCGGAGGGGTGCGACGTTCGGCGACGATTGCGTTGTTCTCCCCTGACGACGAAGATATGATGCTTGCCAAGACGGGCAACTGGTTTGCTGACAACCCGCAGCGGCGTCTCAGCAACAATTCGGCCCTGTTGGTTCGGGCTACGGCTTCCGAGGACGAGTTCTTCCGGCTTCTGGATGCGACTCAGAACTTCGGTGAGCCCGGATTCTTCTTCTCCAATTCGACCGAACACGGGACTAATCCCTGCGCGGAGATTGGACTCGCCCCCGTCGACGAACGCACTGGTGAGACAGGTTGGGCAATGTGCAACCTGACTTCGGTCAACGTGGCTGCGTGTCCCGATACGGAGACGTTTTACCACGCTTGCAATATGGCGTCGGTGCTGGGCACGTTGCAGGCTGGATACACCAACCCGGACTACCTTGGCGAGACGTCCCGGTATATCCTTGAACGGGATTCTTTGCTCGGGGTTTCATTGACCGGCATGGCAGACAATCCCGCTATCGCGTTCAACGAGACGTGCTTGGCTTTCGGGGCAAAGCTGGTCGGCACGACCAATCGAGCCATCTCCGCAGCCATTGGCATTCGTCACGCGGCGCGACTGACCACGGTGAAGCCCGAAGGCACAGGGTCGTTGGCTCTCGGTGTCGGTAACGGCGTCCACCCGCATCATTCACGCCGCTACCTGCGCCACGTTGAGGGAGGTAAATTGACTGACCCATTGGTGGCGTTTATGGCAAAGTATTGTCCTGAAGCGGTGGTGCCCTCGGCCTATTCACAGGGTGAATACAAACTCGTGTTCCCCATCGACCTCGGTGAAGCGCCGCAGTGGTACAAGGCAGAAACCTCGGCACTCGACCACCTCGCCAAGGTCAAGCTGGTGTACGAGGCTTGGGTCAAGCCCGGAACCGACCGAGGCGACCTGACACACAACGTCAGCAACACAATCGTCGTTCGCCCTGCCGAATGGAAAGCCGTGGGCGACTTCGTCTGGGCAAATCGGCAGTCGTTCGGTGGTGTTGCCATGCTCGGGTCATCCGGCGATCTGGATTATCCACAGGCTCCGTTCGTAGAGGTGTTGTCCGAGGAAGAAATTCGTCTCAAGTATCCTGACGACGTCATTCGCGCCACGAAGGCTTTGCTGGTGCTGGAACAATACCGGCAACTTCGATTGAAGTGGACGGCTCTGCCTTGGGGCGACCTGCGGGAGGACACAGACGCTGCGGGCGGCGTCGAAGTCGTGGCCTGCGCGGGCGGGGCCTGTTCGTTCTAACTCCCCGGATCTGACTAGACCCCTAGACGCCCCCCGCAAGGGGGGCTATCTTTTGGGCATGAGATACGAAAACGGCATTCTTCACGCAGACACGGCTGAATTGGTTGGCTTGATTCGCACAGCACAGGAAATCATCGAAGACCTCGATGGGGTTGTGATACCCAGTGACGTGGAATTGGTTCTGGACCAAACAGAACGCAGCCCCGTTCGCGTCGCAGCCTTTCGGTTGACCAACTGTATCGGAGCGTATAATTCCGGCAACACGTTCGATGGCCTTGAACCTCGCTGGGCTTGGAAGGATGCCCAAGGGGTATGGCATCGCGAAACCCGTGCGGGTGCGCTCGTCGCAGGGATGACTCGAAATGAGGGCCTCGTTCGCCGTTGGATCGCCGACGCTCCAGTGGTGGCAGAGCAGCCGACGAACCCCGTCGCCCTAGACGAGGGGCCTACGCCACTCCAAAGGGCTCGCTTGGTCGGTCGCTCGGAGCGCAGTCCTCGGGCCTACACCAACGTACCTGAGTCGGTACAGGGCAGCATCACACGGCTTTGCGAGCAGTTCGTAACCGAGGGACCTGTTCCGGGGTTTGTTGTTCCGGGGCATGCATCGCTCGTGCCCAATCGTGACTATCGTATCGCAGTACGTCGCGGACGGACTTGGTTCTGGGTATGCCTTCGGGCGGGTGCTGCCCCGATCTCAGAAGGTCGGTCTGGTCGGCGAGCAGCGATCCGTTGGGTCGACGCTGGATGAGATAGACTCTAGGGGTGACGAACAAGACTCATCCAGTCAGTGCGCCTCCCGCCGTCGTGGCTGAATTGGCCTCGGCGGCAGTGGCCGTTGCACGGCACGATACAGACCCTTTGGCTCCCGTTGTGGCGTTGGCACCAATTGACCTCACGCCGCAAGGTGTGCCGGTTCCAATCCAAAACGACGACGAGGTCTACGCGCTGCACATGGCGGGGTACACTCCGTCACAGATTGCCCACCACTTCACCAAGTTGTCCGGCAAGCGTTGGACCCTCGACGACGTTGATCAAGCGGTCGGTCGCGTCGCCCAATCGAACATCGGTCGGACGCAAGCCCAACTGACTTTCGCGGCACAGCTTGAATTGGATCGCATGGACGCGGCACTCAAGGCGATCTGGCCTTCAGTGCAGGACGGCAACCTACAGGCGATGGACCGCTGGTTGAAGCTGTCTGCTGAACGACGCAAGATGCTCGGCCTCGATGCGCCTGACGTGCAGGTTCAACTGCGGCTCGGTACGGGTGGTGACGTGGACTACTCGACCTTGTCGACCGAAGAACTCAAGACCCTCCAAGCCCTTCAGCGAAAGGCGTCATCAGCATCGCGTCAAAAGGTGGTCCGTGGTCGTACTGAATAACCTGCCTGCCCATCTTCACACCGAGGTAGGGCTTTGGGTTGACTACTTCAGGTCCCGTGGGAAGGACCCCGAACGGGTTGAGTACCCTGACCCAGAATACTTCGTATTCGACGTACTGGCGACGAGGTCGTTGACCGTCAGATTGTCTTGTGTGAACGCCATCAATGAGTGGTACGTCAAACACCTCAACCGTCCAGCCCCGTTCGCAAAGAACCCGTGGGGGTACCCGCTTCTCACACGATTTCTGCCCGTAACCTTCGCCGAAGCATACGCCGCTATCGCCGCCCTACCCAACCCGGATCGCGGCTACGCGGCATTGGTGTTGGTGTGTCGCTTCTCTGCCAAAGACGTGGTGGCGTGGAAGGGTTTCACCCAACCGAACTTGGTCGGGACAGTGCCCGTCACCGACACTGTGGTTGGGTGGTTGACTCCGTGGCAACCGCCCACGTTGAAGCAAGTACGCGCCGCGTTGGCTCGGGTGCCGTGGTCTGTGTCGGATCTGCACGGGGCATTGTTCGCCGAACTAGAGCGACGGCAGGTACCTGAAGTTACGCGGGCTTCACTCTATGGCAGATGGTCGGCGATGCGTTTTGAAAACGCCACCAAACGGGTTGGGTTCTTCCGGGTTGCGCTGTAAATAGGACCCTCATAGGGAAGAGGGGGTCCCATTCGGATCCGCTGGGAAAACGACCTTATTGGGGACTTTTGCCGGGATTTTCGTCGGATTTTTACCGGGTTTTTGCCGGGATTTTCGTCAGATTTTCGTCGAAATCTAGTCGGGATTTTTGTCGGGCTTTTGCCGGGATTTTTGTCGGGCTTTTGCCGGGATTTTCGCCAAATTCTCACCAAATTCTCACCAAAAACACATCCAATTTCCGTGCCGTTTTTGGTGAGAATTTGTTGGTCTTTTTCGTGAAACTTCGCTGAAAATTGATTGACGTTTTCGTCAACCTTTTCACCAAAAACACACCCAAAACCACACCAAAAACCAAACGAAATTTCTTATGAAGTTTTGTCTTTTTTACGTTCATCCCCCTACCCACCCACCCCCCATATGGACCATGGAATGGTTTTCGTCCGGCCGGACGGGCGACGGCGCTGTTCGGCTCGGCGGCGGGCAAAAATCTTTTCGGGCTATAGGCCGATTTCGAGGGGGTTCGGGGGCGCACCGAGGGTGGGATGCGCATCCACACGCACATACATGAACACCCGTTCAGTGCCTGAATTGGCACGGGCCTTGCTAACGGCTTGAAAACGGTGTCAAGGCTTTACAACGCTACATGCCCCCACGGTAAACCGGTTTACAACCCGGACTAGGGGGAAACCACACACCACCGGATCGGGTTGTGCGAAAAAACCCACCGGGCCGTATACGTCTTATAGCGCCACGTCGGATCGCGTGAAAAACGGTGCAACCCCCCGAAAACGCTAGGAAAAACCACGCAACCGCCGCGTCGCCCGCTAGGTGGAGTGATCTGTATCTGATCCCAGATACAGATCACTGATCCGACCTAAGCCCTTGGATCTCCGTCGCTTTATTTTTTTCTTAGCGCGGCGCTTGACCTTTTCGACGGTCCGCGATAGCGTGGCGACATGAACCGCACCACCACCCTCGCAATTGTCTCCGCCCCCGCTCTCACCCTCGCAATCGTCGCCGTATCGATGTCACCCGTCCTTATGACGGCAATGGTCCTCGCCATCGGCATCGTCATCGCGTGGGATGTCGAAGGGCCGGACCTTTCCTACCTCGACCGTCCCGCCCCCGTGAAGGTTGTGATCGGCCGTCCCATCCGTCGCCCCCTGCCGATCCGGTTCCTGCCCCCCGTCGACGCCGATACCACCCTCACCGCTACCACCGTCAATGTCCGGATCGCCACGGTTGAAGACGAGATGACCCGGCTACTTGCGTGTTATCACCGTGCCGTGGCGTCCCGTCATCGTGCCCGCGCCGCCACCTACGCCGCACGGATCGGCGCGTTGCAGTCCGCCGCCGCTAACGCCGGCAATTGACCCCCACACCACACCACACCACACCACACCACACCACACGGAGCCTAAGCCATGACCGACACCATCGCCGAAACGCCCGCCACCGAGACACCCGCCACCGAGACACCCGCCACCGAGACACCCGCCACCGATACCGCCCCCCGTGTAAACCGGAAGATCTGCCGTCGTGAGGGTTGCGGCATGGAGTGTGACAAGCGTTATTATGTCCACACGTCCGCCGACGTGCGGGGCTTGTGGTGCGGGGCTTGTGCGCGGAATCATGCCACAACCGTCGGGACGGAACGGTGGGCGACGGCGGCACTGATTGTGGATTGCCGTGGCCGGAAGCGGACCCCCGCACAAGTGGCGCAATGGGCGACGTGTGAAGATTGCGGCAAGCCCGGCGACCACGATTTTCTCGGTGTCTACGTCGATGCAGATGACGTCATGCGGACTGTATGCACGGCGTGTGTCGGGGAATCCGATGAAGGGCACACCCGCCGACTCCGGTCGGACTACACGGACGACGCCCGGATCATCCGATGGGGCGATGATCGCAATCCCTCGGTTCGCCGGGTGACGACGTCGCGCTACGGCGACACGGAATGGCAATGGACGTGCGAGCATCACGCGGCGTGTCCGGGTTGTGCTCTGATGGTCGACCGACGCCACGTGTCTTTGACGCCGGTTGATCTCCTCGCCAGCGAGGTTCCGGGGCCGCGACAGATCCGTGTATGCCGGACATGCGCGGAACACGCGAGACACGACGGCGATACGGTGTCCGGGTATCACCATACAACGGCGGTGCACCCCGTGCGTCAGGTGGACGGTGCCTTGACTCGCGACGATACAATCGGACCCGACGCGATCACGGTGCGCGGAGACCGGGGCTATGCCGGGCGCGTCGTGACGGTGCCCGCTACCTACCCCGCCCACCGTAGGACCCGACGCGCACCGTTGCTCTTTGGTCTGGAGGTGGAATTGGCGTCGGTCGGTGAGACAACGCCCGGACAAATTGCACGATATTGCCGCGAAACGTGGGGTGTGCTCCACGCCGAGAGCAAGGCCGATTCTTCCATCCAATCGCCACACGGTTGCGGCGGTGTCGAGGTAGTGTCTCACCCTGCCACAATCGGTGCCTTCAGGAGCGTCTTCCACAATTGGAAGGCTCCGGCCGGTGCGGAAGCGAACACATCATGCGGTATGCACGTCCATGTGTCCCGCGATGCACTTTCACCGGGGCAGGTAGACCGTATTTGTTATCTCTTGTCTCGACGTGGGGATCAATCCACATGGGCTACTGTGTTCCGTCGCGACCCTAACAATTATTGCAAGGCTTATACGCCCGGTAGCTTCGCCCGTCGCCGTTGGCGCGACGAGACCGACCGGTATCGTGTGATCAACATCACACCCCGGGCGACCATCGAATTGCGGTGGCCAGCGTCGACGGTCCGGGGGGATACTATCCTCGCCACGGTAGAACTGTTCCATGCTGTGTGCCTTTACACGCAAGCCGGCTTTCCCGGTGGGAGCCACCGTAGTGAAGCGTTGTGCTGGACGGCTTTTTCCAAATGGATTCAGTCCGATCCGCTTGCCCGGTCTGAAACCCGCGCCGCACGGCGGTATCTCGCGGCCCGGGGCTTGATCAACGCCCGGAAGGACCCCCGCGCTACCGCTAGCGTCGTCGACGACGGCACCGACGCGACGCTACAACCGGAAATGGTCGCGGCTGCCGTCACCTCACCCGCATGGACCCGGATTCAGGCCGCGCTGGCCGCCTGATCACCCACCCGTACACTGAATAGGAGCCTAATCATGTGTCTCATTATCAAGCAGACCGCAGCAAGCCCGCTCACCCGTGAGGAAACCGACGCAATCTATCGACGCAACAAAGACGGCTTTGGAGTCGCGTGGCATGACGACGAAGGAACCGTACAGTATTGGCGACGTGTCCCGGTTGACGCCGATGATGCGTGGATGCTGTATCAGTCGGCGCTGGCGCTGGCGACGTCGGAAAGACCCGTCGTGCTCCACTGGCGCATGGCCACCCATGGCCACATCGTCGACGATCTGGCCCATCCTTTCGGGCTGCCCGGGGCGGTGTTGGTCCACAACGGTGTACTACCGTACTGGGGATCCGTCGCCGCGCCGGGGCAGTCCGACACGGCGGCACTGGCCGCCGCTATCGCCGCTATCGTCACCCGCGCCGCCGATGACGGCCTAAGCCCCGATGCCGTTTACGGATCGGACACGTTCAGGGCGTGGCTGTCGAAGGAGTCGCAGGGTAGCGCGATCCTAATCGTCCGAAAGGACGGCGTGATCGACCACTACGGCAACACTGGCCTAGTCCATGACGGCCGATGGATGTCCAATACCTACGCCGGACCGTCGTCGATTTACCCCCCGCGTCCGGCAGTGTCGCCGACGACGTGGGCAACGTGGCGCGGGTGGGATGCGTGGGATGACCGGACACCGACACCGACGCCGACGACGGTGACCCGCGCCGCGTCCGTTGGAATGGTCGTCACAAAAGCCGCACGGAAGCGGGCCGCGTTGCGGCGGGTCCGGGCGACCCCGTCATCGGTCGACCCCCGGGCGTTGATTGCGGGAGGGCTGTACCTACCCCCCATGTCGATCCGTGCCGCTGCGGAAGCCCTCGCGGCGGTAGCGCCGGCCGGGTCCGGTTGGTTTCTTCTTGACGAAGACATTGACGTGGTGAGGTGGGGGATCGAACAATTCGCGGAGACCTTGACGCCCCATGCCGGGTTCGCCGTCCGGGTGGTTGACCTCACAAGCGACCGGGTCCTAATCCGGGTGGTCGATATGTCCGACGCGTCGGAACGTCGTCGGGGTCGAGATGACCCCCCCGGATGGTGCTAGGCGCTAGGCGCTAGCCCGACCCGACCCGACCCGACCCCGGACTAGATCCGGGGTCGTTTTTTTCCCCCTTGCGTTATGCGCGGAAATATGTGAATCTGCCCGATCCGGTTGCGGCTTAGGGGTCCGGGGTCGGGTTGGGTCGGTTTTCAGCGATCACTGAAACCGCACCTAGCGAACCGTAGCGGGTGACACCGGACGCCAGACCCGACCTATGTGTGGGCCTTGCCTAGGGGTCTAGCGTTGAATGGCGGCCGTTTTATCGATCCGGTCTAACTCCCTGATTTTCCACGCTTTTTAGTCGACCATCCGGACGGTCTGCCCTAAAGCAAAGCCCGTGCCACATCGGAGGGGCACGATAATTGCTAGCGTCGGACCGACGCGGCGATCACCACAGATCACGCTTGACGCCATCGGATCCGGCGGATAGACTCATCACATGAACGACACGATCTGCCTTGACGCCGCTACCCTCCTCACGATGTCTCGTGAGGACCTCTTCGCCGCGATGGGTCGGTCTGACCTTCTGACGGTCGACGACGCCGTTGCGGCGACGGTTGCATCTCGCCGACGCGGGACCGCTAGCGGCGTCGCCGTCGACACGTCGCCTTGCATCGTGCTGATCTCCGCCGAGCATAACCCCCTCGCCTGAAGCCCGACCCTGAAGCCCGACCCTGAAGCCCGACCCTGAAACCGACCCTGAAGCCCGACCCACACCCGCCGCACACACACCCGGACCTAGTCCGGGTGTTTTCGTTTCCACGGTTGTGGAATTGAACGCTTCCACGGTTGTGGAATTGAACGATTGTTCGACCCTTCCACGGTTGTGGAATTGAACGATTGTTCGACCCTTCCACGGTTGTGGAATTGAACGATTGTTCGATTCTGGGCGAGATTATGTCAACTGGCAATTTCCATGCCTATAGCAATAATCGTGCCAAAGATCAAACGGGCCAATATAGCAGATATAATTCCGTCATAACGGACGGCATAATGCCGCACCGATACCATGCCGCACCGAGGCATAATGCCACATTGATCCCGTATTGACGTCGACGGGCGATCCGAGGTAGGATCGCGGACGGGGCGTGCAGGCTCCCATCCGGACCGGATCGGCCCCGATACCGTGCGGCATAATGACACACCGATCCGACACCGATCCGTGATTGACATGTGGGGCGGATTCATGGGAAGCTGTGATCGGGCGATGTCTGCCCCGATCACAAGGATCCACACACATGACGACGTCAACCCACCCCGTGACCGGCCCGCGTTCTAACCTGTATGGCGTCGGGCGGGACGTTGCCGACGTCATCCGTTCCACGGTGTGCAACATTGACCCTGACGCGGTCCGGCCCGGTACGGCCCGTCATCGCGACGCGGTTTTGTTCTGGAGTCTGTGGGAGTCCGCCCGGCAGGGTTGTGATCGGGAAGCGTCGATCTGCGACTGTGTCGCAGTAGTCGCGATCTCCGATCCGGACGCGAAGCGTCTGCGCCGTCTGGCGGCCCGGATCTGGCCGGTCGGTTGATCCGGCATCATCGGTGAGCCACGCAACCGCAACCGCAACCGCAATAGGAGTCAAGCCCATGACCCAAACCGTCCTCCCCATCCTTGGAAAAACGCTCGTCTCTGTCTCCGGCATTGAAAATAATAAGGTCGTTTTCACACTAAATGACGGTACGGCGTATACGATGTACCACTATCAAAATTGCTGCGAAAGCGTCCGCATCGAACAGGTGGACGGTGATATTTTCGACCTAATCAACACACCCCTGCTTATGGCGGAGGTAAGCTACGAAGAAAAAGATACGGATTACGGCATTGAAGGCTGGACCTTTTATCGCTTTGCCACTATCAGGGGATACGTAACTATCCGTTGGAGTGGCAATAGCAACGGCTATTATTCCATCGGCGTAGACTTTGAGCCGCACGATTGTGCTTGACCGATCCGATCCGGCATCATCGGTGAGCCACGCAACCGCAACCGCAACCGCAATAGGAGGCAAGCCCATGACCCAAGCCAAGACCGTTCTCGATATGCTGTCAAACGATGCACACGACACCCTCATTGATATTGTCATCGCGGCCGGTGGACCCGTCGGCTCAACCGGAAACCATGCGCGGCTGTATAGTGAAGCCGCGTTGTGTGAATTGGTGGATGCACGATTGATCCGCATCGCGACGTCGGGCATCGTAAGGGCGTCGATGTCGACCACACAATATGACGCCCTCGTCGGAGGGTTCGTCGGTGACGGTTAGGTTAGGATCCGATCCGCTGTGAGATGGCGCGGCATAATGCCGCGCTATATTGAACCGGGGGGGTGTTGACAAACTTGCGCAAAATTGCGCAAGGCGGGGGGTCCCGGATTTGGACCGGGTGCTATTGGATTTCCCCTCATCCCCGAACGGTGCAAGGGCGTACCGGGGGTATCATTTTTAGAGGCCCCCCGATCAAAAAAGGTACCCGGTCAGTACCCGGTAGTTTCCCGTTGCTTGGTCTTGATGAATTTGACTTCCTCTTCAAGGACAACCACTCGGTCGGCGAGGTGCAGAACAGTTTGCAGAGCCCTCGCAAATTGCACCTGAAGTGTCGTCAGGTCGTCCTTGAGCGAAGCCGTCTCGTTTTCGTTTTCGGGGGTCGTGGCTTGGGTCATGGCTTGGGTCATGGGGTTCTCCTTATTGAACGGTACGCACCGGTAAAGAGGCGGTCTAGTTCAGACCATATGAATCGTTGGGCTGCCTCCATCGAAGAAGTGGTGAAGACGTGGTGTTTGCCGACGTAGATACGGACGGTTCCGTCCTTGACGGGCTGCCAAGACCATTTGTAGCCCACAGGAATGAGCCCCGGTACGGCTGCGGAAGTGCTAGGACCAGTTACCGTCATCGTCTGCCTCGGCGATAATTGCTTCGTCTTTGCGTAGGATTTCTTGCTCAATGGCTCGTTTTACGGTGCGTTTTGCTTCGGCCACATCAAATTCGAAGTCGTATTCAAACCAAAACAGCCACCAACGACGCTCAATGCGATAAATCTGGCCGTTGTGGCGGTTTGACCATTCGCGTCTGATACGCCATCGGGATTCGTTGGGTAGCCTAGCCGTGATGGTTACGGGTTCGGCGAGGACAAGGCGTTCGGTCATACGGTGGCTCCGAGGATGTCGATGGATTGAACGTTGCATTTTGTGTGGGTTCTGGATACGACAACCCACATCTCACCGTTCGCGTGTTTGACGAGGACTTTTGGCCCGGAGACGGCTTCGATGGTGCCGTCGAGCGGAAAGAAGAAGCCCTTGAGTTGAAACCTGAAGCGTGTGTCTCGCCCGACGAAGCGGCGAAAGAACGAAGGGCCATAGGTGTCGTTTTTGTTGGTCATCGGACACCTATAAGCCCCGACTCCGCCGCGTCAAGTCGCGTCAAGTGCTGGATCGGTGGCGTTCCCAGCGTTCACTGGCCACACACGAGCGACACCACGTGTGATACTTGCTGGGATCGAAGCCCTTTGTCCGACAAGCCTCCGCAAATGGGCGGTCTTTTGGGTCTTTGGGACGGATCAGGACTTGAGTTGGCTTCGACGTCAGGTCGGTTCCGCAGCGGGCGCACGAAGAGGTGTCGACGCCTTCACGACGATTGGCACGGATATTGCTGTGGTGCTCGGAGTCGTGACGTAGCGGGGCGACCACGCGAGCAATCCACTTGTCGGCGTCGTCTCCAGCGAGGCGACCGGTGGCTGCCAGCCACCCCAAGACATCCCGCTCGGGCCTTTCATAGGGGCCTCGCGGCTCATCGAACTTGCGCAGTCGCCACTTGCGAAGAACGCCTTCTTTTTCGAGGGCGTCACACATAGCGTGATAGGTAGGAAACTGACGTCCTTTGTAAGTGCAGGGCCAAGAGGCGTCCCATGCGGGTTGGGACGTCATGATGTCGTTGGGATCGGTCGGTGGTTGCAGCGCGAAGGCTTTCGTAGCCTCGGCGACCGGGTCGAGGCCGGCCTCCATCCAACCGAAGTAGATGTCTCGGGGGACGCCCTGAGTCGCGAGGTAGTGGCTGTGGGACTGGAAGCCGGGCGGCACAGGGAACGGGGTTTTCTCGTCTGCCATGTGGGGTACCTCGGTCGTTGTTGAGGGAGCACTTTACCACAGGGGTAGCACTTTACCGCGACAGGCTTTTTGATGTGGGTAGATGTAGGTTTGCGGACCGTTTCGACAGTCTTTTTGATGTGGGTAGATGTAGGTTTGCGGACCATTTCGGCTGGTTTCCGATGACAGGTGTACTTTTGCTCCAAAAAACGGGTCAAAAACGCCGCATTGCAACGCGAAATTTCCGAAAAACGAGATTCTTGCTCAATTAGACTTATCTAGATAGGATCTTGTCTAGTCTAGATGTCTCCTATGAGCAAAGATCCGGATTCTTGGAAATTTCGCGTTGCAAAGCCGTTTTTTGAGGGTCATTTTCAAGAAAAAAGTACACCTGTCATCGGAAGAGGATCTCCACCGCATTGCAATGCGGTCTGGACGTGGCCGCACCGATGGTCATGGGACGTAGTAACCCGCACCGGTTGGTTGACCAACCGGTCGGGGCAGCCGCTTTCAGATGACCAATGAAAACCAACCCAACAAGGTTGCCGTGGCATCCCGCCAAGACGGGACGTGAGACGCCGTGACGTCCGCCATCACGGCCTCACCGGACAAGACCGCAAGCAACCCAGCTTCAAAAGACCGGTTGGTGAACCGGTAGCCGTGCCGGACCGTTTGCGCCAACCCACCGGACGGGACGACGATCGGCGTACAACCCGCTGCCTGAGCCTCTACAGCCGCCAATGAGAAGAGTTCGTAGCCGTGGCCGGGGTGAACCCAGAAATCCGATTCCCACAGCAACTGGCGCAGTTTACGGTCGTCTGTCTTGGCAGAATCTCCGTAGGTCGTTGTAACCAACCGATAACCGGTTTTTGCTTCGATGGCTTGCTCTCGCCACAGATTCTTGAGGTAGTCGAGACCGCGATCCGGACTGGACGAGAACACGACCTGTCGTCGCCGTTCCGGAAGAGTCTTCACCTTGTCTGCGTTCGGGATGGCTGTTGGAACGGCATAGAAGCCGTGGTCGATGCCGTGCGGGACGATTCGTGGGTTGAGGTAACCCGGCATCAGCTTCCGAGCCGCTGCCGAAATAACGACGAGGTCGTCGTAGGCGACATCAAGAGATTCAATCCATTCACGATATGTCTCGGGATGGTCGAAGTAGAAGTTGGTCCAGATGCGGATTGTCCCGCCGCGATAGGAAGCGATATCGATCGTGGATCGCGGATTCATCAACCACACTTCGTCGGCATCCGGACAGGACGTGTCGTGTTCTCGACGATTGCGGAACGTCACCCCATTGCGGACGGTTGTGGGACCGTCGTAGACGACGACGACATTTCGTCCAGTCCGGACGGTTTCTTCAGCAGTCCGGACGTAGAAGCGATCAGTCCCTCGGACCGGACATGTCGGATCCCATCGAAAGTTGGGCGGGAGTTCTTCCGTAACGAAGTAGGTCGTGGCCTTGTCGGTCGTTTTCATGATAGGAACCACCTGATGATGCGGGTTGAGATGGGTTGGGTCAGGACTACGACGTAGAAGACGAAGCAGCCCGCTATGACACGGAGCGTCATACGCTATCCGCTGGATAAGCAGCCGAAACAAAAACCTGTGCTGTTTGTGTCGGATCTGGGCGAATCACCGTCGTAACAATGGTCCGGTCTTCTGCCTGATCGATACGGACAATGTCGGCACGATAACGTGCGATAAATTCGTGATACTGACGAACAGTACCGGCGTGAAACACGTGTGTCGAGAAGACTTCGTCCGGGTACTTGGTAGGCATCGGTTCGCTCCTATCGGGTTGAAAAGACCGTAATCACGATCACCCTGAAAGTAAAGCGGCCCCTTTCGGGGCCGCTCGGAGATCCACATCACTCCGTCTTCGGTGGCGACTTGACCGTCCACAGAGCCCCAAACTGCTCCGCGACGACGTTCCAGTCGAAGCGGCTTACGGCCTTGTAGGCAAGTTCGACGCGATGACTGGTTGGCATCGGCTTCTGAATGGCACTGATAACCGCCGCCGCGTAGTCTTCCGCCTTCGGGATGAAGGTCGCGTCAGGAGCCACTTCAGGCAGCGCCCCATTCGGAGCCGTGATGACGTGGCATCCTGCCGCAGTAGCCTTCACAGCCGAGATGCAGAACGTCTCGACGTCGGTGTTGTCGTAATGGGAGTAGGCCCACACGTTCGCATCTGTCATGGCTTCGTACAAAGCCGCATGGCCGACACCACCATGATGCAGCACGTCAAGGTGACGAACTGCCTCATAATGAGACATCACGTCAGCGTAGACCTCGGGCTGTGCTCGCTGCAACATCGACCAATCGTAGTAGATGTCGAGATAGGCTTCCGGGCAGGCTTCCTTGATCTTGGGCCAAGCCCGAAGCAGATGCCGCAATCCCCGTGACGGACACGAGGTGTAGATGATTTTATTCGGATCCTTGGGCTGATTCGCCAGTCCGACAAAATCCGCCTTTCGGATGCCATTGGCCAACTTGACGAACTTGACCTGATGCTCGGCAGGCAAGCCCCGCTCGATGCACTTGCGGTGATGGTCGGACAGCACCACGACGCTGGACACACCCTTCATGATGGCGTTGGCCAACTTCGGGTCCGCCACACCAACGGACATGTCGTGCAACCAGAACGACGACGTACCGATGCCAGCCGGCGCGAAAGCAGTCTCGTCGCCTTCTCGCTTGGCCTTGAGCCGACCGATCTGGGTCTCCAACAGGTGCTTGACGAGCCCGGTCGCTCGCCAGACCACCAACGTGCCGTGCTCGTCATCCACGTCGAACGTCTTGAAATCGCGCCATTCGACCCCGTGCTGGTCAAGACCACCGATCGACGTTGGCGGCAAAACACCATACACACGGACGTTACGCCCCTGTCGTGCAAGAGCCTGAGTCAGGTACACCACCGCTTCTTCGGATCCACCGAGCATCGTGCCGGTAGACGACGCATCGAAAGGCTGCGGCGTGTTCGGCACCAGAATCGTAATCCGGTCAATGTGCTTGCGAATGGACATCGAAGCATCAGCGACAGCCGGGTGAGTCCGCAGGTCACCCCGGACGGAATTCATGACCTTCTCAAGACCAGCAGCCGGGTAGTTCAGATGGGCGGCGGCGTCAGCGACGCACATCGGAGCGAAGACCTTCTCAAACAGGAAGCCTTCATGGGTCGTCTGTTGGCCAGCGACCGAGGACTTGGTTCCCGCCTCAATACAACGGACCCAATTACCCATCGCGTGATATACGATGGCCTCATAGGCAGGCCCCGCCAATTTGGCAAACCCCAAGGCCGACTGGAGGTTATCCGCAGATGCCTCAAGACGAGACAAGTCGGCATAAGCCTGACGTCCTTCAGGCAGATTTGGGTAGGTGTCACCTACTTCGCGCAGGTAAGGACGAGCCTCGTCGAGTTTGCCATCCAGCTTGAGTTCCATAGCAATGGTTCGCGCCAGACGAGCCCTATAGGCGAGATCCTCCGTTGTGGCGTAGTCGCGGCGAGCAATCGCGGCATTTCGCCGCAAGGCCCTGTCCTTCGACGCCTCATCCTTACGCTTGTGCCGCACATGCAGGGTCTCAGAGTTTTCAATCTGAGCAAGCGCCTGCGGGGGCAACGGCTTGCTGGAGATGAGCCTCTCATGGATAGCGTCGGCCCAAGACCAATGAGAGCCCCACCGCACAAGGCGAAAGGTCGGAAGTTCCTCAAGCACATCGTAGTCGTAAGGGACGAAAAGACCCTCAACGTGGGGGTGATTGCGCTCAGTCTTCTCGATCAGGGCGCGGAGGTTTTCTCCGTGAATTAGCACGTCATCCGTATCGAGGAAGAAGCGCCACTTACCGGACGCGGCACGGAAGTTGGCGTTGCGAGCCTTCGCGAAGTCGTCGCACCACTCGAAATCGGTCATGACGAAGGACTTGCCCCGTTCGCGGACAAGATCCCCGAACGATTCAAGAATCTTTCGAGTCTCGTCCGTACACCCGGTGTCCGTGAAGACGAACTCGTCGAAGTGGTCAACGACGGACTCCAACAGTGGCCGGATGGTGGCTTCGTTATCGCGGAAGATTACGCACAACGACAGGAACGGCTGCTGGACTCGGGTGATATTCGGCAACTTGATTGGTCGGATCGGTTTCACTTGTTCTCCTTGGGAGCGTCGACGGAGGTTACCACGGGCTCGGTGTCGGGGCTTTTCCGAGTAGGTTCAGACATCACAACTCCACCACGATGGGGGGCAGCAGTCGCCCACCGGTCGCACAGTTCACCAGACGTGTCTCGGACGACAATACGATTTCACCACGAGCCTCATGGATGTGGCCGTGTAGGTGCAGCTTAGGCCGGATTGCGTGAATCCGGTTGGCCAAAGCGACGCAACCTGCGTGTTCACCACGAGTCGTCATATCTAGGGCACCAAATCCGGGACCGTGCGTGATCAACACATCGGTCTTGTCCGGGATCTCTTGCCAGACATATTCCGCAACCCGATGGTCGTACATGAAGGCCCAATCGCCGAAACGGGGCGTCCAAGGCGAGCCGAAAAAGGACACACCGTCAATAACGACACCTGTGTCGAACAAGTAGGTCACGTCGTCGCCGAGCAAGTCCTCGGTAGCCGTGCCGTCCTCAAACGACAAGTCGTGGTTACCAGCGATGACCAGCTTGTTTCGGTGGGGTAACTCGCGCAACCACGCGGCGAAAGAAGCAATCTCATCGCTGCGCCCGAGGTTGGTGAAGTCGCCGCAATGCACGAACACGTCCCCGTCCGGGACCAATTTCGGGTCGATGTGCCTGCCGTGTGTGTCCGAAATTGCAACGATTCTCACACATCCTCCGGATCTTCCTGCTCGGGGTTCAGGTCGGCCCAACACGCAGGGCAGACATTCATGGCATGAATGCCTGAGCCGACACGGTCGGCGGCATCGTCGATTTCAACCTCACCGCAACAACCGCACATCTCTACGTCGGTCTCATAGCCGGGATCAGGAAGGTAGCGATCGGGGTCACGAAGTCTCATGTCGGCCTCCTAGTGGGGTAGACTGTAGACATGCGTCGTAAAAACGTCAAGGCTGCCCACACGGATCTGGTCGAAGCGGCCATCGAAGCTGAGTTGGTCCGGCGCGACACCGAGACCCTCCCACAAGACTTTTACGCCTTTGTGCGAGCCGCTTGGGACGAGGTCGAACAGTACCAGTTCAAAGACGGTATGCACGTTAGAGCCATCTCTGCCCATCTGCAAGCCGCCGCCGAGCGACGTATCAAGACCCTATGTATCAACATCCCGCCGCGTTTGGGAAAATCGACCCTATGCTCAGTGCTGTTCCCAGCATGGATCCTCGCCCGGTCACCCAAAGAAACCTTGTTGTTTGCATCCTACTCGCAGACCCTCGCTAATCGCGACTCCGTCAAGACGCGAGCCTTGGTGGAATCTGAGTGGTACCAGTCTCGGTTCCCCCACGTCAAGATCCGGGATGATTCCAACCTCAAGACCGCTTTCATCACCACCGAGGGCGGAGGGAGACAATGCACTTCCGTGGGGGGCACCGTCACAGGGCTTGGCGGGTCGTTCTTGTTGCTGGACGACCCCCTGAACGCTTCGGATGGAGAATCCGCTGTAGTCCGCGAGACGGCGAATCAGTGGTTTCAGGAGTCGTGGGCTAATCGCGTCGCTGGTGACCCGAACCAAGCCGTGCGAATTGTCATCATGCAAAGACTACATGCCCGTGATGTCAGTGCTTTGTGCAAGGATGCCGGGTGGGACATGCTCATCCTGCCTATGGAATACGAAGGCAAATCCGACCCGACTGCCCTCGGTTGGCTTGACCCCCGCAACGAATTCGGATCGTTGTTGTGGCCGGAACAATGGGGGCGCGAAGCCGTAGACCGCATGAAGGTGACTCTCGGTAGTTATGCCTACGCGGGACAGTATCAGCAGCGTCCCGTTCCTCGGGGTGGCGGCATCATCAAGAAGCACTGGATTCGGTACTGGTACGACCCGAACGTGTTGGCCAATCCCGAACCGGTGCAGGTTCAGTTGCCTGACGGCGAGTGGGTTGAAGCCACACAGGAGCCGTTCCACGTCAAGGAAGACACGTCTACGTTGTCTTCGTGGGACTGTTCGTTCAAAGGAGGCATCAAGAACGACTATGTCGTCGGGCAGATTTGGCATCGCAACGGGGGCAAGTTCTACCTGCTCGACCAATTCCGAGCCAAGGCCGACTTCCCGGACACCGTCGCTGCCGTGAGGCAAATGACAAACACATGGCACTGTATGCCTACCTTGATCGAAGGCAAGGCGAACGGACCGGCAGTCATTTCCGCTCTGCAAGGCGAACTTTCCGGTATATTGGAAATCAACCCCGAGGGAGGTAAAGAATCCCGAGCGTCTTCGGTGGCTCCGCTGTTTGAGGCGGGTAACGTGTATCTGCCTCACCCACAGATGGCTGAGTGGGTGCAGGAAGCTGTGCAGGAAATCACGGTATTTCCTCGCGCCCCCAACGACGACATCGTCGACGCCATGTCGCAGGCTCTCGTACATATCCGGGATCGCCGTGTTGAGATTGTAGATATGGCGGGGGCCTATACCCCCGGAAAAACCGAGGGTAAGACCGCCGATCTCGTAAGCGAGTCCTATTGGGCAAACTGAAGCTATTCCGAAAAGCCGGGGGGCAGAACTCCTTCAGCGACCCACTTCTTAGCGTCGTTTTCGGCGAAAACGTAAAAGACGTGGTCGCCGATGTCTCTGCGCCGGCCGATCATCCGCCATTTCGGAAGCTGCGTTTCCTCATCCACCCCGTCATACAGATACAAAGACCAGTTCAGGCCGCCGCACCAAGCACGTCGGGTGTCGGGCTGGGGGACGCGATCAGATTGGATGGCGTTGCGGTCTTTGTAGATTTCGCCAAAACGGGCGACTCGCCCTGACGGCGGGGCAACCGGGGGGCTGCCTGCAAGCCAAGGGTCAAGGAGGTGATTCAGCCAAGCGAGGGTGACTTCGTTCTTGCGCATTCCAAAGACCTAAACACCACACCACACCAGACAAGGGTGCTACCATAAGGGCTTATGGCGCGTAACCGAAAGACCTCCCCGATTGCCCCACAGGCGGCTGCCGTGTCCACTGTTCAGATCGGTACCCCCGGACTCGACACGTCGGGGGGTTGGATCATGGAGGAAAAGCACCCTCGTCTTCGCGGACGACAGGCGATGCGTATTTACGAGGAGATGTCGCAGAACGATGCGGCGTTGTCGGCGGCGCTCTACTCCATCCAAGGCTTTCTGCGGCGCATGAAGTGGCGCGTGTTGCCGGCCAACGCCGATGCTACCTCGCTCGCCGAGGCGCACTTCGTTGAATCCTGTATGCAGGATATGGACCAACCTTGGTCGGACGTGGTGTCGGACATTCTGTCCATGCTGCCCTACGGCTACTCGCTGCACGAATTGGTCTACAAGATCCGCAAGGGACCGGGCGGGAGTCCCCGTTTTCGGTCCCGGTACTCCGATGGGCGAGTGGGCTGGCGAAAGATCGACCTTCGCGCACAGGCCACCATCGACCGATGGGACATCGCGGACGACGGTGAGATTCTGGGGGCGTGGCAGGTCACGGATACCGGCGACTATTATTTGCCCATGAAGCGATGTGCGCTGTTTCGCACACGGTCCTACAAGAACAATCCCGAAGGCTACTCGGTCCTTCGTGGCGCATACAGAGCATGGCATTTCAAGAAGCGTCTTGAGGAAACGGAAGCCGTTGGCTTGGTCCGATCGTTGGTGAACCTCCCCAAGATGGAGATCCCGGCCCGCTTCATGTCTCCGAACGCCTCGGCGGCTGAACGCAATGTGCGGACCCAATTCGAGAAAATCGTCTCGTTGGTGTCCAAGGATCAGTTGACCGGGCTGGTCTTGCCTGCCGAAAGGGACGAACAGGATCGCCCCACCGGATACAAGTTCGAATTGATTGGCGCGGCTGGCAACCAGATGCCGATCGATCCGGTCATTCGCCGGTATGACTCACGCATGTTGATGTCCCTCGCAGCAGAATTTGTGCTGCTCGGCACCGAAAAGACAGGCTCGTTCGCTCTCGCAGCGGAGAAGTCGAGCAACTTCACCCGCTCGCTGGAGTGGTACGCGGACGTCATCGCCGATGCGTTCAACACGACGGTGATCCCGCGCCTGATGGAAGCCAACGGGGTGGACCCGGCCTACTGGCCGAAGTTGACCCACGACCCCATCGCCGAAGTCGAAGTGCGTGACCTTGGCTTGTTCCTGTCTCAGGCTGCGGCTGGTGGCTTTATCACGCCGACCTTGTCCACGGAGAATCGCCTCCGCGAGAAGGCCAACCTGCCGACGCTGAGTGAAGAAGAGTACGAAGCCGCCCGTGAAGCGGCGGTTGAAATCGAACAGGAGAAAAAGGAAGCACCAGAACCGGAAGAACCCGAGGAACCGGAAGAACCCGAGGAACCGGAAGAACCCGAAAACGTGTGATAGGATTGAAGCCGATGGTTATCTCCAAGAACCCTACTATGTGGTTGTCTCCGGTTGCCGCAGCTACCGGAGAGTACGACCTGATGGTTCATGGGGACATCGGCGAATCCCTTTCGGGTGAGTCTGTTTCCGCCAAGAATGTCGTGGCGCAGTTGCGCAAACTGCCAACCAACACCAAGCAAATCAACATCCGGGTCAACACGTTCGGTGGATCGGTTGCTGACGGCTTGGCCATCTACAACGCCCTGCGAGAAATCAAGGCGCGTAAAGTAACCCTTATTGATGGGGTTGCTATCTCTGCTGGTTCTCTGATTGCGATGGCCGGCGATGAGATTCGTGCGCCCAAGACCGCGTTGATGATGATTCACGGTCCGTGGACTGTTGCTCAAGGCAACGCCAGTGAGATGCGTCAGCAGGCTGATGTTTTGGACAAGTGGGCTGACGCAATGGTGTCCGCCTACGCCCGCAAGATGACCAAGCGCCCCAAAAAGGTGGCGGCTGCCATCGACTTCAGCCCCCCCGAAGGCGTCCGAGCCGAATGCGCTCGTGGGTTGCAGTGGTATAAAGAAGGTCACGGCGGCGATGGGCTGGTCAGTGCTACCGTCGAGTGGGCCAGAAAACTTGCCGCTGGGCAGAACATCACGCCCGATAAGGTGCGCAAGATGAAGGCTTGGTTGGCCCGCCACGCAGTCGATCTTGAAGCCGAAGGTGCTAAACCCGGCGAAGACGGTTATCCGTCGCCCGGTCGAGTTGCTTGGGCTTTGTGGGGTGGCGATCCTGCGGTGGGTTGGTCCAGCAAGTTGGTCCGCGCACTGGATGCTGAAGAGAACAACGCGCAAGCCTCGTTCTCCGAAGAGGCCGAGAAAATCCGAGCGATGCTCAAAGACGGCGTGGACCATTGGTTCACGGCAGAAGAAGCACTTGAGGCTGGCTTCATCGACGCCTTGATTGATGAGGATTTGCCAGAGCACACCAAGGCTCTTTTGGCACGTACCCCCGTAGCCCTTCACGCCACGGCTATGGCTGCTTTTAGTCGGGCTATGCAAATCGCCCCCCATACGAAGGAAATCACTGTGCCGATTGAAGAACAGACTCCTCCCGAAGCCGC